TATCTCTCTTTTCTTTTTTCTTAATTTTGTCCAATATCTATTGTAGCACTACAGCTCTTTGTGCTTAAATTTGCACAAAGGGCTTGACTTTTTTTGTGATTACTTGTATAATAGTATAGTTGACACAAGGAGATGTACCCAAGTGGCTGAAGGGTCCGCACTCGAAATGCGGTAGTACGGCAAAACCGTAGCGAGAGTTCAAATCTCTCCATCTCCGCCAAACGAACAAAAACCACCGTATTTACGGTGGTTTTCTTTTGTATACACGATTTTTACACGATTGTGTTCAATATCTTCACTGCACGTTCTTCCTCTCGTGGGTAGAGGTGCGAGTAGGTATTCCATGTCATTGATATGTTGGAGTGACCTAAACGCCGTGCTATCTCCTGAATGTTTATGCCCTCATTGGCGAGCAAGGAAGCGTGACTGTGACGGAAGTCATGAATACGGATACGTTTGACACCTGCCAAGTTTGCAAACTTCTTGTTTGTCTTTTCAAGAGATGTATCACGGATGGGACGTTCGCCGCCGCAGATGTACATATCATCACTGAACTTTGGCACTGCTTTCTTACAGCGTTCGTAATGTTCTGACAGCACTGCTCTTAACGGCTCTGGTATCTGTATCGTCCGTATGCTTGGCTTGTTTTTTGGCGGCGTGATACGATCACCGCCTTTGAGCTTCTGAGCAATGCTCTTGGTGATAGATATGTAGCCGTCTTTTATATCCGTCCATTGCAGGGCGTATATCTCGCCTTTTCGCATACCCATGTAAAATGCTATGTTGAAAAATACATAGTAGTTCCATTCGTACATTGAGCCGCCGTCCTCTGCTTCCTGAGCATAATTCTTAGCTGCCGATATGTATTTCTTGAACTCGTCAGGCGTGTAGAAAAGCATTTCTTTCTTGGCTTCAAGGGGCGCTTTGAAGTTGCCTGCGGTGATAACAGGATTTTTCAAAATGTATTCCATTTTAACAGCATAGTTCATCATTGCACGAAATTCGCCATAAATGTTCTTTCGAGTGACGATAGCCAATCCCTGCTCTGACAGTTCCTGTTTCCACTTCTGCACCATTGGTACGTTCAGATTATCTATCCTCACGCTTTCAAAGGTGGGCAGGACGTTCTTTCTCAGTATTCTTAGGGACTTGTCCAGTGATGTTTCACGGACCTCTGAACGCTTGGCTGTGATGTACTCCGTGAATAGCTGTCCGATAGTCATTTTTGGAGCTATCTCTTTATCATTGAGCTTTTGTGTAAGCTGGAGTTCAAGCTGCTTAGCCGTCTCTGCACCGAACGCCACACGGTCTATCTGATGAGACTTTCCGAAACTGTCCGTATAATTGATACGCACACGATATTTTTGCAGACCGTCTTTTCTGATGTTCTTTCCGTTCTTGTCCGTCATTTTGTAGATCGGCATAAATATTCCTCCTATTCTTGACACTTCCTCGAAAGTGTGCTACAATAAAAGGGCAGAATTCGCCCTTTCTTAATGGGTTAGTGTGAATTTTAATCGAGCTGATACTGTCAATATCAGTTCACCTGTCCTCTGAGTGCTGTCAACGCTCAGAGGACTTTTTTTATTATGTAGTTGCTTCGCTGTATATGATAGGTAAAAAGTCTGTTTCGTTTATTATCTTGACTTTCTTTCCTGCCTCTTGAAGTTCCCTTGCTTTGAGTACCTCAGAGCCGTAATTGCCGTATGACCAATCAGGACTGCCGTAAGCTCCTACTACAAGATAGTCAGTCTTGCCACTTACGGACGTTCTGATAGTTGCACCCATTGCTTCATATATCGGCGTTATCTCACTTGTATCTCCGAGCTGACACTCGCCTGTGAAAACAAGCACCTTGCCGTCAAGATTTATAAGTTCCTCTGATGAAACGTCTTTGTCAAACTCAGGCTTGCAAATATCATTGAAAACCTCAAGCATTTCATCAAGCTCGTGCTGTTCAAGTATGCCGTCTTCCAAAGCATTTTCTATTATCCTTTTCAGCTTATCAAATGGGTAAACACCGCAGAACTCGTCATTGTTGTCAAGCCAATCTTTCAGCTCCATAACTTCTTCGTCAGTAAGGATATTGTCGTCAGTAATATCCAACAGCATTTCCTGTAGTTCTCGTATGGCTTTGGTCTTTGCTGAGTAGCGAACGTTATAGCTGTTCTTTTTCAACGTGAATTTTGCATGATTATGTATCTTTGGCATCGCTTTCTCGCTCAGCTTTTCAAATACCTGCTGAGTTGCCAACACGTCAGACAATGCACGGTGGGCAGAGTCATTGGTGACATTAAGCTTCCGGCATAATGTACTCAGCTTGTGATTTTCAAGTTTCGGAAACACCTGTTGAGAAAGCTCCAGCGTGTCACATACTTTGTTCTTGTATGGCAGATTAAAACGCTGACAAGCTGCTGAAATAAATTGGCTGTCAAAATCAATGTTATGTCCTACAAGTATATCGTTCCCGATAAATTTCAAGAACTTTGGAAGCACAATATTTATACTTGGAGCGTCCGACACCATTTCATTTGTTATCCCTGTGAGATCTTCAACTTCCTCTGGTATTCTTTTCTTCGGCTTAACAAAATGCTCAAATGTGTCAACTATCTCAGAGTTTTCAACAAGCACCGCTCCAAATTCTGTGATAAAGTCATACTGTGGGTTTAGCCCTGTTGTTTCAAGGTCGATGACAACATATCTGTTTGGAATGTTAGCAATTTTCCGCTTATGCTCCGCTCTTGAATGGACTTCTCTTGCAGGAACATCTTCGCTTTCCGAAAAATTTTCAGATGTATCTATACTTATGGTATTTCTTTTTGTGTCCGTCTGTTTTTGAACTTCCTGCCATGTTATCTCTTTATTGCGTTCTTTCTTATTATGATAGTACCTTGCAACGCAGATAATAGCAATAACGGCAGCTATTATCACAAATGGCACGTTGTCGCCTCCCTTTTTTATATTTACATTGTCTCGACTTCTTCAAGCGCATCAAAGCTGAAAAAGTCACCTCTGACTATATGCTCCATTTCGTGAGCTATAGTCTTTTTTTGTTCCTCATAGGATAGCCTAGAGTTTATGTATATATTATAAAATCCGTCAGAATCCATTGCTGTCACTCCCTTTACCGATATAGGCAAAGGAACGTATCTAATGCAATAATCCAATCTATTCACTATCCTTTTGCATACGCTTTAAAATCTCAACTGTAGCTTCTATATCCTCTTTGGTGACGTTCTTTGACACACTAAAGAGGATCTTCATTTCTGGTCGTGTTCTCAGTTCATCTATTATATCTCTTGTTTCGTCATCAAGATATATAGGCTCGTTATGTGCTTCGACTTTGATATTATCTTCACCGTTCAACAAATAATCAACAGAAACTCCGAAATATTCAGCTATCTTTGATAGTGTATCTGTAGATAACTTCTTTTTTCTGCCTGCTTTTAAATCGGTTAAAGAGCCTCTGCTTGCACCTGTTTCTTTGCACATTACTGTTACATTTATATTTCTCTTTTTGCACAAGCTTTCAATTCTATTGTACAATTCTGACATAGTTACACCTCATAATTTGTGTAATATAACAAAATTACGCAAAAGAGTAATTTTCACTTGACAATTACGCAAAAGTGTAATATAATACAGTCAAGGCAATACGCAAGAGCGTAATATTTGTATCTGGTAAATATATTATATTACATTTAAACGTAACTGTCAATATGTAAAACACATATTAGTGTGAATATTATGCAAAGGTGGTGTTAATTATTAGTGAACGCAAAAGACCGCTGACTGAGTACGGCGTGGAAGTCAAGGTACGTCTTGTTAAACTCAACAAGACACAGAAGTGGCTCATTGAGGAAGTCAAGAAGCTTCTTCCTGAAACTTATCTCGACACATCAAACCTGTATAAGATAATGACGGGTGAGATAAAGTCAAACAAGATTGAAGCGGCTATCAATGAAGTCCTTGACATTAATTATACTCAGAACGCTGAAAATGTCAACAGCTAACAGTCCGATTGAACGGACAGAAAATGAGAGGTGAACTAATGGACAAGCTTAAGGAGCAAAAGGCGATAGCTCGTTTGAAAGCTTTTGAGCCTGCTGACGGCTATAGACTTGCTTACAGTGGTGGAAAAGACAGTGATTGTATCAAGATATTAGCACAGCTTGCAGGAGTTAAATTTGAAGCGGTACACAATTTGACAACTGTTGATGCACCCGAAACTATGAGATACATAAAATCGCAGCCCGACATTCGCATAGAAAAAGCCTACGATAATGATGGTAATCACATTACAATGTGGAACCTGATCGTTAAAAGGCTGATGCCGCCAACACGCCTTGTGAGATACTGTTGCGATGAACTCAAAGAACGTTCGGGCAACGGCAAGGTGCTGATAACAGGTGTTCGCTGGGCTGAAAGTTCTAATCGCAAAAACAATTCAGGTATCGTTCAAGTGCTCAACAAGCCAAAGCATACGCAAAAATTTGCGGACAAGATAGGCGCTGAATATCATGTTTCACCAAAAGGCGGTATCATCTTGAACAATGATAACGACAATGCCAGACGTTTGGTCGAACACTGCTATGCAAAGCAGAAAACGATGATAAACCCGATAGTGGATTGGGATGACAATGATGTATGGGATTTTCTTCATCACTACGGTTGCGAAATTAATCCGCTATATAGCTGTGGATTTAATCGTGTAGGCTGCATCGGCTGCCCTATTGCGGCAAGACATCAGCATGCAGAGTTTCAACGGTACCCGAAGTACAAGCAAGCATATATACGAGCGTTTGACAAAATGGTCAAACGAAGAATAGAGCTAGGCAAGCCCACGTCTTGGAAGACAGGCTCAGACGTATTCAAATGGTGGGTCGGCGAAGATGTGGCACAAGTAAGCTTTGAAGACTTGAAAGGCAGGTGAACCAATGACAGACAACATAAAACCAAGAGGGTGTGACAATGCCAGAGTTGAACAGGTGATCGTAACAAGAGCCTTGAAAGGTGCAGGAACAGAAGATGACCCCTGTAGAGAGGTCATTCAGTATTGGACTCTTGACGGAGAGCTGATTGTAACAAGATCACAATATGAGGAGGGCAAACGTTGAATTTGAAAAAGATAGCCTACTATCTTGGCATTGCATTGTGCCTAGCAAGTCCGCTTGCATTCGGTATATGTATGCTTGCAGGACTTGACAACACAGTTCCGTTGTCGCTCATGATAACTAGCAATGTTTGCAGGATATGTTCGCTGGAAGCAGAAATGACAGAAAACACAATGAGGAGTGACAAAGCAATGAAACTGTACAAGGTAACAACGACAGACCGGTATAATCGCAACTGGGTCTATACAGTATCTGCCGATAGCGAACGTGAGGCTTTATGGAAAGTAAAAGCGAACGCTATTAGTTCGGGCGAAACTGTCTCGATTATCGAGGAGGTGAGATAAATGAGGTCACCTGACATTGAAATGGCAGTGCGGCTGTACTATGAAAAGCCCGAGATAACCAATGCGGATATCAAGGCACTGTTCGGCACAGGTGAAACGCAGACTATCAAGATCAAGAAAGCTGTTAAGGAAGAAATGGAAAAGCGTGGTGTGAAGTCATGGTTGCCACACTCGGTCAATACCGAGATAGCCTACGAGGTGTGGGGCATTGATATCGACAACTTCGAGAAAAGGCTTAAAAAACTCCGCACGCTTTACGGAAAGGACATGAGAAAATGATAGCCGTACTAGAGATAATCAGATGTGCCGCAGCGGTAGCGCTCTTGGTGGTGCTTACAATGTATGTAGCATACAGGTGGTATGTAAGCATAAAAGAAACTGCCTACGAGGAAGCAGAGGAGAGCATAAAGCGTGCAGTGAGAGAAGCAGGCAGACCCGTGGTCAAGGTCGAAGTTGAAATGAAAGGAAAGTGGTAATGAGCATTGTAGGAATATTGTTGATAACTATAGCCGTACTTGCAGGCATAGATGTAGTGATGTACCTTGTGCTGAGCGTGGTGGATAGGCACTGGGAGAAACGTTTTGAAAAAGAGGAGGACGAAAACGATGATAGTGATGAGAGAGGTATTTAAGAGGGACAAGCCCCTTGACAACGGCAGTGGAGCGGTAAGCCTTTGCGTGTTCCATTCAAATGTCAAGTCTGACGAGTGCGGTGCGCTGACAGTAACGCCAACTAAGGACTACTGCCGCAGATGTGCATTTTACAAGACCCGTGAGGATTTCGACAGAGGGCTTGGCGATGCCGCAAGGTCGCTGAGGGATAAGGGGCTTGAGCCTGTGAAGAAGATGGACTATGACGGCAAGCAGTATATGAGCGTAAGACCTATTGGAAGGGAGAATAACGATGATAACGAAAGAGGAAATTGAAAAGGCGGTGGAGGTTTGCACTGACGGAAATATGGACTGCACACAATGTCCGCTTGGCAAAAGATTTTATAGATGTGGCGTGTATTTTGCCCTCTACATAAAAGAAAATGAGCCTGCACCTGCGGCAACAGGCACAAGCTCGGAGATATCAAAAGATACCAATTCAACACACCTTGATGATAGCACATTGCTTGACATTTGTCAAGAAGGAATAGAGGAAATGGCGAAAATAGCCCTCGATGATTACCCAAACGAATTCCTGACAGGATATGTTGAGGCTTTCAAGCACAACATCGAGAGGCTGAGAGGCGGTGACGGCAAATGAAAGGCTTGCCAACACGCTGTATAGATCCTGTCATGAAGTGCTGTCAGGATTGCGCTTGGGGATATCGTGAATATGGCGATGATGTGGAATGCTCTGCCGACCTAGCAGGCTGTTGCTTTGAAAGTGGCTGTACGTTGGGCTTTGATAAGGGCAGACCTGAGGACGAGCCGACAGATGAAGAACTGCAAAAGTTTGATGAATGGATGAAAAACCAGTTGAAGGAGAATGAAAAATGTCAGTAAAAATAAACTCACTTGAATTTGAGAACGTAAAGAAGATAAAAGCCGTACAGCTTGAGCCCGCAAAGAATGGACTTACTGTTATCGGCGGTAAGAACAGGCAGGGCAAGACCTCTGTCCTTGACGCTATCGCTTGGGCGCTTGGCGGTGACAAGTATAAGCCGTCCTCTCCTCAGCGTGAGGGGTCTGTTGTCGAACCGCATTTGAAGATAACTCTCGACAATGGAATCGTGGTGGAGCGTTCGGGTAAGAACAGCTCCCTCAAAGTCACCGACAGCACAGGTAAAAAAGGCGGTCAACAGCTTTTGAACAGCTTCGTTGAGCAGTTTGCACTTGACCTGCCTAAGTTCATAAATCAGTCAAGCAAGGAAAAAGCTTCAACTCTGCTGAAAATAATAGGAGTGGGTGATACGCTCTACCAGCTTGAGCATAAGGAACACTCCCTCTATGACCAGCGTACTGCTATCGGCAGAATAGCAGACCAGAAGTCTAAGTTCGCAAAGGAAATGCCTGTGTACGCAAACGTCCCTGCCGAGCCTGTTTCGGCTTCGGAGCTTATCAGACAGCAGCAGGATATACTTGCTCGCAACGGCGAAAATCAGCGTAAGCGTGATCAGAAAGAATACTACGAAAAGCAGTTGGAGCTTGCTAAGTCCGCCTATGAACGTGCAAAAGCAAGCTATGAAGCGGCAGTGAACAACTTCAAGCTTGCAAGCCTTGACGCACAAGATCTTGTGGACGAAAGCACAGCGGAGCTTGAAAAGAATATCTCAGATATTGAGGAGCTGAACAAGAAGATAAGAGCAAACCTTGACAGGGAAAAAGCTGAGATAGATGCTGAGGACTACCGTTCACAGTATACATATCTCACTGAGCAGATAGAGGAGGTAAGGCAGGCAAAGACTGACCTGCTGAGCGGTGCCGACCTGCCCCTTGAGGGGCTTTCAGTTGAGGACGGAGAGCTGCTGTATAACGGGCATAAGTGGGACAGTATAAGCGGAGCAGAACAGCTTATCGTCGCTACCTCTATCGTGAGAAAGCTCAATCCTGACTGCGGTTTTGTCCTGTTGGACAAGCTTGAACAAATGGATACCGACACCCTTGATGACTTCGGCAAGTGGCTCGAAGCACAGGGCTTGCAGGCAATAGCCACAAGAGTTTCTACAGGTGACGAGTGCAGTATCATTATCGAGGACGGCAGGTCAATGGACAATGATAAGGAAGAAAACACAGAAACGAAAACTTGGAAAGCAGGTGCATTTTAATGTATGAGATAACATCAGGAGTTGTAAGCTCCGCACAGAAAGTCGTGATATATGGTCCTGAGGGCATAGGCAAATCCACTTTTGCGGCTCAGTTCCCCGACCCTGTATTTATTGATACTGAAGGCAGTACAAAGAAGCTGAACATCAGACGTTTTCCTAAGCCAACAAGCTGGGAAATGCTCAAAAACGAGGTAAAGGAAGCTATGAACGGCAGGCTCTGCAAGACCCTTGTCATTGATACATTTGATTGGGCTGAACAGCTTTGCATTGAAACTATCTGCTCGGCTCATCAGAAGAAAGGCATTGAAGATTTCGGCTACGGCAACGGCTATGTTTACGAAAAAGAGGAGATAGGCAAGTTTCTTAATCTCTTGCAAGAGGTAGTTGACAGCGGCATACACGTTGTGCTGACCGCTCACGCTCAGATGAGAAAGTTTGAACAGCCTGACGAGCTGGGTGCTTATGACCGCTGGGAACTGAAACTCGGCAAGAAAACTTCTTCTCAGATATCGCCTCTTGTGAAAGAATGGGCAGATATGGTGCTGTTTGCAAACTACAAAACATATGCAGTAGCTGTGGATAAGGACGGCAAGAAGTTCAAGGCTCAGGGCGGTGACCGTGTAATGTACACCACACATCACCCTTGCTGGGACGCTAAAAATCGTGACGGACTTCCGTCTGAAATGCCTTTTGAGTATAGTGGCATAGCTCACCTGTTTGCGTATACACAGCCTGCTGAAATGCCTAAGCCTGTGCCGATGCCAAGACGTGTGCAAGAGCAGCTTGCACAGCCGAAAGCAGCACCGCAGCCACCTCATAAGACATCAAACGCAGTGACATTGCAGCAGGCTCAGCCGACAGCTGCACCAAAGGCAGAAGAACCTCTTACTGATCTCAGCGGCTTTGAGGACGTTGCACCACCTATCGTTATCCCTGAGGGCATACCGAAAGCGCTTGCAGACCTTATGAGAGCCAACAACGTAAGCGAATCGGATATACGTCTTGTGGTATCTCAGAGAAACTATTTCCCCTATGATACCCCTATTACAAACTATCCTGACGACTTCGTACAGGGCTGTCTGATAGGTGCTTGGGAGCAAATGCTGCCGCTTATCAGGGAAAATCAGAAAGTACCATTTTAAAAGGAGGACAACACTATGGATAATTTTATGGAATACGGCTGGGAAGATGAGATAGTCAACGAGGGTGGGGACTTTGTTCTGCTCCCTGAGGGGGACTATGACTTCACCGTTGCAAAGTACGAACGTGCAAGACACGAGGGGTCGGCAAAAGTGCCGCCCTGCAATATGGCAAAGGTCACATTCACCATATGGGGTGCAGAGGACAGCGTGGAGATAACAGAGAACTTCTTCCTCTGCAACAAGTTTGAGTGGAAGCTCTCAGCACTTTTCTTGGCACTGGGACTTAAAAAGCACGGTGAACCGCTGAAAATGAACTGGAACGCTATCACAGGCAAAAAGGGCAAGTGTCACGTCTACGTTGACAACTACAAGAACAAGGACGGTGAGGACAGGCAGTCCAACAAGATAAAGAAGCTCTATGCCTATGACGAGAATGTGACTACTGTTCAGCCTGCTCAGACGCAGACACCGCAGTATAGTCAGCCTGCTCAGACAGGGGGCTGGAAAGCCGGTGCGTTCTGATGATGAATTTAAGACCATATCAAAACGAGGCTAAGCTTGCTATACTCGAACAATGGTCTGAGGGAATAAACAAAGTCCTTGCAGTTCTGCCCACAGGAACGGGAAAGACAATACTTTTCTCGGCTGTTACGGAAGAATGTGTGCGGCAGGGTAAGCGTGTGCTTATCCTTGCCCACAGGGGCGAACTGCTCGACCAGGCGGCTGACAAGCTTATGAAGTCAACAGGGCTTGGCTGTGCCACCGAGAAAGCAGAACAAAGTTGTTTAGGCTCTTGGTATCGTGTAGTAGTAGGCTCAGTTCAGACCCTTATGCGTGAGAAAAGGCTCAAAGGCTTTTCGGAAAAATACTTCGATACCATTATCATTGACGAGGCTCATCACGCTATCTCAGACGGCTATCAGAGAGTGCTTGACCATTTTCCAAAGGCTCAGGTGCTTGGGGTAACGGCTACACCCGACAGGGGCGATATGAAGAACTTAGGCTCGGTGTTCGACAGCCTTGCATATGAATACACCCTGCCTCAGGCTATCAAAGAGGGCTATCTTTCACCTATCAAGGCTATCACCATACCGCTGACACTTGACCTTTCAGGAGTATCAACGCAGGCAGGAGATTTCAAGGCAAGTGATATCGACACGGCACTTGACCCTTATCTTTATCAGATAGCTGACGAAATGCTAAAATACTGCAAGGAACGCAAGACAGTTGTGTTCCTGCCGCTTGTCAAGACCTCTCAGAAGTTCCGTGATATCCTTATCAGCAAAGGGTTCAACGCCGCTGAGGTCAACGGAGAAAGCACAAACAGAGCGGAGATATTAGAAGCTTTCGACAAGGGCGAATACAATGTGCTGTGCAACTCAATGCTCCTCACAGAAGGCTGGGACTGTCCGTCAGTTGACTGCGTTATCGTACTAAGACCAACAAAAGTGCGTGGGCTTTACTGTCAAATGGTAGGCAGAGGCACAAGACTTTGCGAGGGAAAGACAGAGCTTTTACTGCTTGACTTTCTGTGGCACACAGAACGCCACGAGCTTTGCAGACCTGCACACCTTATCTGTCAGAATGAAGAGGTCGCTGAGAAAATGACCGAAAACCTTGCCAATGAGGCAGGCTGTGCAGTGGATATCGAAGAGGCAGAAAAACAGGCAAGCGAGGATGTTGTGGCACAGCGTGAAGAGTCTTTGGCAAAGCAGCTCAAAGAAATGAAAACACGCAAGCGAAAGCTCGTTGACCCATTGCAGTATGAAATGTCAATACAGGCTGAGGACTTGTCCTCTTACGTTCCTGCTTTTGGCTGGGAGTGTGCTCCTGCTACTGACAAGCAGAAAGCAAAGCTTGAAAAGTTGGGCATTTTCCCTGACGATATAGACAACGCAGGCAAGGCAAAGCTTATCCTTGACCGCCTTGAAAAACGCCGCAATGCAGGACTTACTACCCCTAAGCAGATAAGGCTGCTTGAAAGCAAGGGTTTTGAACACGTTGGCTCTTGGAGCTTTGACAGTGCAAGCAAGATGATAGCTCGTATCTCTGCCAATGGTTGGAGAGTGCCGAGAGATGTCGACCCGAAAACATACACACCTGAGAACTAAGGAGGAGTGAATGGATAACACAAATTTGCTTAAAATGCTTGAATACATAGACCCTGCAAGCTGTGATTATCAAGAATGGGTCAACGTGGGAATGGCTCTCAAGCACGAGGGCTATTCCGTGAACGATTGGGACAGTTGGTCGAGGTCAGACAGCCGTTATCACAGCGGAGAGTGCGAACACAAATGGCAAGGCTTTAACGGCAATGCTCAGCCTGTGACCGCAGGAACTATCGTGCAAATGGCAAAGGAAAGAGGATACAGCCCCCATGAGTTTAAGGCATACGATTGGGACGGCGAGATAGTTGCAGAAGAAAGCAGTCCCCTTGTAAACGGCGGTGAGGGCATACCGATCACCGAGCCTGCTCAATGGGATCCTGTCAAGGAGATAGTCACATATCTTGAAACACTCTTTGAGGCAGGAGAGAACGTGGGCTATGTTACGCAAACGTGGGAAACAGAAAAGGACGGCAAGACCAAGTATCTGCCCACAAAGGGCTGCTGTGACAGGACGGCAGGGGAGCTTATCAAGAGGCTTGGCGAATGTAACGGCGACATTGGTGCGGTGTTTGGCGACTACAAGGAAGAAGCCGGAGCATGGATCCGCTTCAATCCTCTTGACGGCAAGGGCGTAAAGAACGAGAATGTAACAGACTACCGCTATGCTCTTGTTGAAAGCGACAGTATGCCTATAGAACAGCAGAATGCTGTGATGAGAGAGCTTGAACTTCCTATCGCTGTGCTTGTATACAGCGGTGGAAAGAGCGTTCACGCTATCGTCAAGATAGACGCTCCCAACTATGATGAATACCGCAGGCGTGTTGATTTTCTTTACAAGGTCTGCAAGGAAAGCGGTCTTGACATAGATAAACAAAACCGCAATCCCTCACGTCTTAGCCGTATGCCAGGCGTTATGAGAAACGGCAAGAAACAGTTCATCATTGACAAGAACATAGGCAAAGAAAGCTTTTCAGAATGGAAAGATTACATAGAGAGTATCAATGATGATCTCCCTGACCCTGAGAGCCTGAGTGCTGAGTGGGATAACCTGCCTGAGCTTGCACCACCACTTATTGACGGTGTTCTCAGACAGGGTCACAAAATGCTCATTGCAGGTCCGTCAAAGGCCGGCAAGTCTTATGCACTTATCGAGATGTGCGTGGCGATAGCTGAGGGTGTCAAGTGGTTTGGCTGGCAATGCACCAAAGGAAAGATACTATACGTCAACCTAGAGCTTGACAGAGCATCTTGTCTGCACCGTTTCAAGGACGTGTACACCGCAATGCACCTAGAGCCTGATAACCTCAACAGCATAGACATATGGAATCTGAGAGGTCACAGCGTACCAATGGACAAGCTTGCACCAAAGCTTATACGCCGAGCAAGCAAGAAGAATTACATTGCTGTAATAATAGACCCTATCTACAAGGTCATAACAGGCGACGAGAACTCAGCAGACCAAATGGCGCACTTCTGCAACCAGTTCGACAAGGTATGCACAGAGCTTGGCTGTGCGGTCATATACTGCCACCACCACTCAAAGGGAGCGCAGGGCGGTAAGCGTTCAATGGACAGAGCCAGCGGTTCAGGAGTATTCGCCCGTGACCCTGACGCACTTCTTGACCTTTCAGAGCTTGACATCTCAGACAGCCTTTACAAGCAGCAGGAGGACGAAACTGTTTGCCGTATCTGTGAGAACTGGATGAGGAGATTTTACAGAAATACTGATGATCTTTGTTCACAGGACGATCTTGTTACGCCGTCAAAAATGCTTGAGATAACGCACAAGTACCTGCACCCGAACTCATACAAGCTTATGATGGCCGACATAGACAAGGCTAAGCTTGCGGTAAGAAACCGCACGGCATGGCGCATAGAGGGTACTCTGAGAGAGTTCCCGAAATTTGCTCCCCTCAATATGTGGTTTGATTATCCTGTTCACAGAGAGGATACTGTGGGCGTGCTTAAAGACTGCGAGGTAGAGGACATCACGCCGAATTGGAAGAAGAATTTCAGCAAGAAAAAGACCAGTGAAGACCGCAGCAAGGAGCGCAAAGAGAGCATTGAAACAGCTTTCAGCGGTGTGCAGGAGAACGGCAAGTGCCGCATTTCTGAGCTGGCGGAGTACATAGGAAAGGGTGAAAAGACAGTGCGTTCATACCTCAAAGAGCATGGTGGTTTCTGGATAGATGGCGGAGAATGTGGCTTAAAGAAGTGAAGGAAAGAAAGGAAAAAGTCGAGAAAATTTACTTTGAAACGGAAAGGAAAAAATCGAGCAAGTGTAAGGAAAATATCGGTGTTTTCCCTTGGGGAGAAAATATCGGCAAAATACCGACTTTTTCCCGAGGGAAGAAAAAATATATTATTACATAATATATATTTTCGGGCATAAGCCGCCCGAAAATCTATTCTGAAATAATAAGGCGGCTAGCACACCGACCGCACGAGAGGAGCAGATAACAATGACTGAATTTTTTATGGCAATGATACCGCCGACAGCTACGGCGCAGGAGCACAAGGTGGCAGTAAGAAACGGCAAGCCGATATTTTATGACCCACCCGAAGTAAAGGCGGCAAAAGAAAAGCTCACGGCAAACCTAGCAAGGCACAGACCGCCTGAGAAATACATCTGTGGGATAAGGCTGGTAACAAAGTGGCTGTTCCCTAATGACGGCAAGCACAAGGACGGAGAGTACAAGATCAGCAAGCCTGACACAGACAACCTGCAGAAGATGTTCAAGGACTGTATGACAAAGCTTGACTTCTGGACAGACGATCAGCTTGTGGCGAGCGAGATATGCGAGAAGTTCTGGGCGAACACGCCTGGCATTTATGTGAGGATAGAGGAGCTATGACGATACACGAAGTAAAGAAAAGTCTCGGACGCAGGGTGAGCTACAACGGATCTGATTGCTACGAGCTGACAGGGTGCATTATCCGCAAGAGCAGTAAGACAGGTCAGTTCTTCTATCAGGCGGAGATCGCTGACAAGACTTGTGGCAATACGTTGGTGTATTGTAGGCTGGAAGAGTTGAGGTGTGAGGAGGCAAAAGAATGAAAACACATAATCTGAAACTTAGCATAGAATTTTGTGGCGCTGTTCTGAGCGGTGAGAAAACTTTCGAGGTCAGAAAGAATGACAGAGGTTTTCAGACAGGAGATCTGATAAGATTTATACCGACTGACGGAACGTCTTATCGTAGCTCAGACGGCACAGTAAGAGAACACGCAAAACATGAGATATCAGGACATACATACAAGATAACATATATCCTCAACGGCTGGGGAATAAAGAATGGGTATGTTGTGCTGGGAATTAAGGAGTATAGACAAACTGAGGAGGTCAAGCATGGAGACTGGCTTAAACCTGGCAATGACCCAATTGACAATAAACAATGGATTTGTTCCGAATGCAAAGGATTAACTGAAACGGCATATTATTGTGGGCATTGCTATTATAATTACTGCCCTAATTGTGGCACAAGAATGGACGGTGTTGCTAATGGCTGACCCAATGACCATGTCACGCCTGAAAGCCTACCGCAGGAACGCCTCAGCCATTGAGGACATCAAGGCAGAGCTTTCAGGCAAGTACGTTGCCGACAGTATCAGCGTATGCACTCCACCGTCCTACACACCACACAGCACACGCATAGACGGCTTCTTGCCAAGCGGTGATACACTTTCACTGCTGTGCGAACAGGCACGGCTAGAGCGTGAGCAGAGGACTGTGGAGGAATTTATCAAGGGGATAGAGGACTATCAGACACGGCGAATGTTCGTGCTGAAATTCATCAAGGGTAAGACGTACTTGCAGATAGCTATGCAGGTGAGTGGTGGAAGAATGTCAGAGAGCGGAGTGCGAATGAAAATCCAAAGATATTTGCAAGAAAAGTGAAAGTTGTGCGGTTTGTGCGTTTTAGGTGTGTTATAATTTAAACTGAGGAAAGTGTAGATGTACCTCAGACTTGTACTTTCATTGAAGTCACCTCCAATTTTCTAAGCCCCGTAAGGGGCTTATGCAGGTCGAGAGCGTGCCAGCTCAACATCTGCTCCACCATTTACAAAACTCCTTATAATATTTTCACAAGAGGCACTCCTATGGGGTGTCTTTTGCGTTGCACGGAGGTATACAATGCCAGTACCAAGACCAGACCGAAACGGTTCACACCAACAGCAGTTCCGTATCAACAAGAAGAAGATATATGCTACCCAAACAGTCTGCGGTATCTGCGGTAAGCCTGTTGATTTTTCACTAAAGTATCCTCACCCTTTGTCAGCTTGCATAGATCATATCATACCCATAGCAAAAGGCGGTCACCCCTCAGCCCTTGAAAACCTACAGCTTGCTCATTGGTGTTGCAATCGTCAGAAATCTGATAAATTGGTAGAAAAACAGGTGTTTGACCAAAAGGTAGAAGCCGTATCCAACCGTGTTTTACCGCAAACTTTTGATTGGAAGTCGATTTAAGCACGAATTTCCACGAAATTTCCAATTTTTTTGAGCATATGGGGGCATACCACCCCCTTTGAGGGGCAATTTCACGTTCACGCCTTCATTGTGTAAATATCTCGCAGAATTTTAAACAGGAGCAAAAATATGACAAACGAAATATACGGAATTGACTATCTGCGACGCAGACTTGCCGATAAACAAACACGAGTGCTATTGAGATATAAGTACTACGAAATGAAAAATAACGCACAGGACTTTTCGAGCCTTGCTCCCGAAAAATTCAAGGGGCTAAAGGAAACTGTCGGTTGGTGTGCGAAAGCAGTCGATAGCCTTGCTGACCGCTTGCAGTTCGATGAATTTCAAAATGATGAATTTGATCTGAGCGAAATATTCTTGTCAAACAATCAGGATATACTCATTGACTCTGCGGTGCTTTCGGCTCTTATCTCAGCGTGTTCTTTCGTCTATATCCGAGAAGATAACGGCTATCCTCGCCTGCAGGTAATTGACGGCTCAAATGCCACCGGTATCATTGACCCTGTGACAAATCTGCTTACCGAGGGCTATGCAGTGCTTGAGCGTGACAGCATGGGTGTTGTAAAGACAGAGGCTTATTTCATGGTAGGCATGACGGAAATATACTCCCATGGTGTGCTTGTTCAGCGTATACCAAACGCTGCACCATATGCACTGCTCGTGCCAATAATATATCGTCCTGACGCAAAGCGTCCGTTCGGTCACAGCCGTATTTCAAGAGCCTGCATTGCCTATACGCAGACAGCTCTCAGAACTATAAAACGCTCTGAGGTGTCGGCTGAATTTTACAGCTTTCCTCAAAAATATGTGCTTGGATTATCTGAGGACGCAGAGTTCAATAACCGCCTTGCTACGATATCCTCTTTTCTGAACTTCACAAAAGACGGCGACGGCGATCACCCCATTGTAGGACAGTTTCAACAGCAATCAATGACGCCATATACTGAACAGCTGAGAACGCTTGCAAGCCTGTTTGCAGGAGAAACAGGGCTGACCCTTGATGACTTGGGCTTTGCCACCGAAAACCCCTCCAGCGCAGAGGCTATCAAGGCAGGTCATGAAAACCTACGATTAACGGCACGCAAGGCGCAGAGGACGTTCGGAACAGGTCTGCTCAATGTGGGCTATCTTGCCGTTTGTATCCGTGACAGATACGCATATCAAAGAGATGCGTTCAGAGATACAAAAGTCGCATGGTTGCCTATCTTCGAGCCTGACGCTGCGGCACTCTCGGGTGTGGGCGACGCTATCTTGAAGATAAACCAGGCTGTGCCTGACTATCTTGGTGCAAGAAACATAAAGGCTCTCACAGGTATGGAGAGTGACGGCAAATGAGCGCACTTTCAGACAAAATAAAAAGCGACCTTGTCAAGCTTTCAAAAAGCGACAAACATTTGCAGAGCATTATAAAAAGGCTTGAAAGCGGTAAAGCAAACCTCACTGATGTTGATGACTTCGCACAGGCAACAGGAACTGTGCTGAAAAAAGTCTTTGAAAAAAGCATAACCGAAAGCCCAAAGGCTTTTACAGATGAACAGCTTATTGCTGAGATACTCGGTGATATATTCGGTGATAACTACGATCTTATAAACTCTGTGGCGGAGAATATCCAAAAGCAGCTTGATAAGGCGGCAGGCATAGGCATAAAGCCACAAAGAGCAGATTTTCCCTCTGAGAGAATAGAAAATCTTGCAAAAGTGACGGCTCAAAAGGACCTTACCGACAAGACGTCGCTCAGCGAGTTCACTGCGTCAGTTGAGAACATAAACGGCTCGATTTTTACCGATTATGTCAAAACAAATGCTGATTTTCGCAGTAAAGCAGGACTTAGGGTGTACGTTATCCGCTCAGACCACAGCAAATGCTGTGCGTGGTGTTCAAAGCTTGCAGGAAAGTACGTCTATCCTGATGTTCCAAAAGACATATGGCGACGGCATAAGCGCTGCACCTGTGAGATAACCTACGTCAATGAAAAGGCAGGCACATATGACCAAATAAGCTATTCAGACGTTCAAAACGGCAAAGAGATCGAAACACGCAAGCAGGTCACAAGGCTCACACCTGAGCAGGCAAGAGCTAAGGAAAAAGAAGTGCTGAAAAGGCTTGACAAACGGGGTGGAAGTGGTATAATAAAGATGAAAGATATACCAATAGGAAAATCTATTGGCGCAAAAGCTAAGAATTATGATATTTTAGATCCTCAAACAGGAGAATATTTCAATTTTGTTGAGGGTACGAAAATACAAAATCCAAAGGTTTTTGCAGGAAAAGGAGGTACTAAACCCTTAAATCCAGAAGTGGCAGACGGACTTTCTAAACAAATTGGTGGTAAGCCTGAAAACTGGCAGCATTTAAAAGGCATAGGGGTTATTGACTATTACGGCGAAGAAGTAAAAGCCGAAGTCCATTGGTTCCAAGAAGAAAGTGTTGGAAAACACAAGTTTAAAGTAAAGAGGTGGTTGGATAATGACGATTAAGTATATTGGCAAAACAATTTCATTTGCGCTCACACATAATAAAACATATGAAGTGATATCTATTGAAAAGAAATGGTACAGGATACTTGATGACACTGGCGAAGATTATCTGTACCCCCCTGAAAACTTTGAGATCATTGAAAAATAGCGTACTGGTTATCAGTATCTTTTACCGCTTGACTAAGGTCGGGCGGTATTTTTATACCCAAAATCAGAAAGGACGGATATTATGGCACTTGACCGGGATACAATATGGCAGCTGCGGAGAGCTAAGAGTGATATTGAGAACATCAGAACTGACATTCAGAAGATAAAGGATAATGCTGATTATGTTGCGGCACTGATACGCTGTGAAAGGTCATTGAGTATAGTTTTATCCAATGCTGAAAAGGTCAAATCGACAAAGTAAATATCAAACCAAGCACCTTAACGGGTGCTTTTTTTTAGTACCCGAAAAAGGAGGTAATCCACTATTGAGGATAAGAGAGTCGGCAGGCAGACCCCCACCACAGCCCTTGTCCTGCCTTATGAGCAGACTAAGGGCAACGAGGCTGTAGAGTTATATAACAGCACAGGCAGGACTGCTCAGGAATGGCAGGAAATACAGCTCTACGACATCATGGCTATTAATGACGAGGGATTGTGGACGCATATGAAATACGGCTACAGCGTGCCAAGACGTAACGGAAAATCTGAAATACTTATAATGCGTGCTCTCTGGGGACTTATCCACGGAGAGCGTGTTCTTTATACGGCACACAGAACGACCACCTCTCACAACGCATGGGAAAAGGTCATTGAACGTCTTGCAAAGGCAGGATATACCGAAAAAGAGGATTTCAAGAGCACAAAACAGTTTGGCCTTGAACGTATCGAGTGGCTCAAAGATAATGACGGAGGTCTTATCAACTTCCGTACACGTTCATCAAAAGGCGGACTTGGTGAGGGCTATGACCTGCTCGTTATAGATGAGGCTCAGGAGTACACGGCTGACCAAGAAAGTGCATTGAAATACGTTGTTACCGATTCTGCAAACCCTCAGACACTGATGTGCGGCACTCCTCCTACTGCGGTATCATCTGGAACTGTGTTCTATCAGTATCGCCGTGATACGCTTAGCGGTACTAACGTTGACAGCGGCTGGGCAGAGTGGAGCATACCTGAAATGGCTGACGCACATGACCCTGAACTTTGGTATGAAACAAATCCCTCACTCGGTACGATACTGACCGAGCGTAAGATACGTTCAGAGCTTGGCAAAGACCAGACAGACGATAATATCCAGCGTTTAGGACTGTGGTTAAGATACAATCAGAAGTCTGCCATAAGCCGGGAGGAATGGCATAACTATCAGATCGATACAGCACCAAAGCTTTCAGGCACGCCTGAACTGTTCTTCGGCGTTAAGTATGCAAGATATACGGCAAATGTTTCTCTTGCAGTTGCCGTTAAAACTTCTGACGGCAAAATATTCGTTGAAGCTATTGACTGCCGCCCTGTGCGAGAGGGGAACGGCTGGATGATCTCATATCTCAGGAATCCTCACGCAAGGCAAGTGACCATAGACGGTGCAAACGGACAGGCTGTGCTTGAAAGTGATATGAAAGACGCAGGAGTTAAGTGCAAGGCTGTGCTGCCAAAGGTTGCTGAGGTGGTGCAGGCGTCAGCTCAGTTTGAGCAAAGTCTGTTTGCTGATAAGATATGCCACGCAGAACAACCTGCACTTGAGCAGGCTGTTTCAAATTGCGAACACAGAGCCATAGGCTCAGGCGGAGGTTTTGGTTACAGCTCTATTATGGAGGGCGCTGACATTTCGCTGTTAGAGTCGGTGGTGCTTGCACATTGGAGCTGTGCGAACGCTAAAGAAAAGAAGAAGCAAAAGATAAGCTACTGATATTTGAAAGGAATGATATTATGGCAGAAGAATTTGAGCCTGTTACAACGCAGGAACAGCTTGACAAGATAGTAAACGCCAAGCTGGAGGAAAACACAAACGCTGTCACAAAGCAGTTTGAGGGATATGTTTCCCCTGCTGATATGGCAGAAAAGGTCAAGGGCTATGAAACCACTATAGCAGACCTTACGGCAAAGGGCAAGGCGGCTGAACAGAGCCTTTGCAAACTGAGAGCCGCACAGGAGTACGGACTTCCTGCGGAGCTTTCGGACAGGCTCAGCGGCGAGGACGAAAAGTCTATAAGAGCCGATGCAGAAAAGATGTCAAAATACTTTAAGACATCACACAATGCCCCTGATTTCAGAGCAGAGGGCGACCCAAGCAAAAACAGTGCGGAAAACGCACTTAGAAAAACACTTGAAAAGCTGAAAGGAGAATAATCATGGCAGAAACAATTAAGAGAGGCACACTTCTTGAGCCTGAAACAGTAACAAGCATTTTTTCAACAGTAAAGGGTCATTCCACCCTTGCAAAGCTCAGCAGAAGAGATCCTGTGTCCTTTAACGGCAACGACTATTTCGTTTTCTCTATGGACGATGAGGCGGACGTTATCGGTGAAAGCGAGGCTAAATCCGCAGGCAGTGCTAAGCTCGGCAAGGTAACAATGCGTCCGCTCAAGATCGAATACGGCGCACGCTTCAGTGACGAGTTCATCTATGGAACAGACGAGAAAAAGCTTGAGGTCATGAAAGCATTTGCAGAGGGTGCAGCGATCAAGTTTGCTCGTACTATCGACATTCTTGGCTTTCACGGAATCAATCCAAGAAAGAAAACTGTTGTCGCTGCTTTGGATAATAACTATATCGACAAGGCGGTAGCTGACAATAGTGCAAAGGTCGATTTTGACAGCACAGACCCTGAGGGCAATCTAGAAGACGCTATTGCTCTGCTTGGCGACTACGAGGCAACAGGCTTTGCACTTTCAAAGGACTTTGCCTCTGCACTTGCAAAGCTCAAGGTCAACGGCGTAAAGCAGTATCCTGAGTTTGGTCTTGGTGCAAATCCAGGCAATCTCAATGGCACAGCTTGTGACGTCAACTCCACTGTAAACTTCAATAAGGGTACAGACAGAGCTATCGTGGGCGACTTTGCGAGAGCCTTTAAGTGGGGCTATGCTAAGGAACTTCCTTTGGAGGTCATTCCTTATGGCGACCCTGATAACTCAGGCAGAGATCTGAAAGGACACAATGAGGTGTATCTCAGAACAGAGGCTTATATCGGCTTTGCTATCCTTGACCCTAAGGCATTTGCAGCCGTTCAGGCCGTTCAGGCAACAGAATGAGCAGCGTTTATGCCACTATCGACGACATAGCAGTATACGGACGAAAGCTTACATCACAGGAGCAGCAGGCGGCGGATAGTCTTATCGAGACCGCCTGCGCAAAGCTCCGTGTTATAGGCAAGCGTTATGGCGTTGATGTCAATACCCTTGTGACGAGTGATGAAGACTATGCGTTGACAGTAAAGGCGATAATCTCAAAGGCTGTTGTGAGAAGTCTTGACTGTTCGGCTGATAATGCACCACCTGCTGTGCAGGCGTCTCAGGCAGCTATGGGCTATTCGGTGTCAATGACTTATCTCAATTCAGGACAATCTTTATATTTTCTCAAAAACGAATTGAAAGAGCTTGGTATCATTCGTCAGAGGTGGGGAGCTATGGAGGTATATGACTATGAGAACAATGATAAAGGGAATTTCGGTGAAGCTTAAAGTGCAGACGCAGACAGGTGTTGACGGCTTTGGCAGACCAACTTATGAGGATAGTTGGGAGCTTGTTGACAACGTTCTTGTAGGCGAGCCGTCGTCTGATGATGTTATAAGCGAGCTTAACTTATCGGGCAAACGCATAGCTTATGTGCTTGCTATACCGAAAGGCGACACTCACACCTGGGAGAACACAGAAGTTGAGTTCTGGGGAATGACGTTCAAAACTGTTGGTATCCATACGCAGGGCATTGAAGAAAATCTGCCGCTCAGCTGGAACAAGAAAGTCAAGGTGGAACGCTATGGATAAGGTAAAGATAGTTCTTGACCGAAAGGGCGTAATGCAAATGCTAAAGTCTAAAGAGGCGGAGAACATCTGCCGTGAGTTTGCAGACAAGGCTGCCAAACGTTTAGGTGACGGCTATGAAGTATCCACCTATGCAGGCAAAAAGCGTGTGAATGCAAGTATAAAGGCTGTGACCTATAAGGCAAGAAAGGAAACAAAGCAGAACAATGCTATCTTAAAGGCGGTGCTGAGCAAATGATAGAGGAGATAATTCTGAACTATCTCAGCGAAGCCTTAGACGTTCCTGTTCTTACGGAAGAAGCCCTAGCAACTACGGAAACCTTTGTGTTGCTTGAAAAGATAGGCTCGTCTGAAAGCAATGGGATATCATCAGCAACATTTGCAGTGCAGTCATACGGCGGCAGCCTTTACGAGGCGGCAAGGCTCAATCACACCGTCAAGACAGCTATGCGTGACGCTGTGACTCTTGATGACGTCATATCCTGCAAGCTGAACAGCGACTACAACTACACCGATGAGGAAACAAAGCGATACCGCTATCAGGCAGTATTCGACATACGATATTACGAAAAGGAGAGATAACAATGTCAAACACCAACAATGCAAACAACGTTACCGCAGGCAAGCCTAAGATAGGCGGTGCGGTATATCGTGCACCTAAAGGCACAACGCTGCCGACAGACGCAACATCGGCTCTTGCAGCGGAGTTCAAGTGCCTTGGCTATTGCTCAGAGGACGGACTTTCAAACGGCAATGACCGCTCAAACAGCAACGTAGCAGCCTGGGGCGGAGATGTAGTGCTCAATATGACCAACGCAGGCAGTGACACATTCACGCTGACGCTCATCGAAACGCTCAACGAGGAAGTGCTCAAAACTGTCTACGGCTCTGATAACGTCACAACTGCACTTGAGGGCAAGGACATAACAGTTGCCGTGAACGGCGGCTCTGACGAGGAGAGCGTGTATGTTTTCGAGCTTATCCTCAAGGACGGAGCTTTAAAGCGTATCGTAGTCCCTTGTGCCTCTGTAACGGCTCTGGGCGAGATCAAGTATATAGACACTGACGCAGTGGGCTATAACATCACGCTGACAGCCGTCAACGACAGCAAGGGCAACTCACACTATGAGTACATTCACCTGAAATCTGAGTAACAGGAGGAAGATCATATGCTTAAAGGTATCACAAAAAGCGGTTTTGACTATGAGATAGAGGATAAGGCTCTTGACAACTGGGAGCTGCTTGAATCACTTGTGGCGATAGATGAGGGCGACACTGCCGCTGTCATCAAGGTGGCAAGACAGCTCCTTTCCAAGGCACAGCTCGACAGCCTCAAAGAGCATTGCAGAGATATAGACACAGGAATAGTGTCAAGAAACAAGATGCTTGCAGAGATCGCCGATATACTGAAAGGCGAAGGCTCAGAGGGCGACAAAACAAAAAACGCCTGAGGGCTGTCTGCGGACTTGCCCATATGATATGCCGTGATGAGATGTCGCTTGCCTGCGATCTCGCAGAGGTCTATCACATATACGACTACAAAACGCTGCCGCTTTCCTCAGTGGCGGCGTTTTTTATGGGTCTGCGTCCCGACAGCCGATGCAAGATGCTGCTCTCGGGGGATAAGGTCACTCTTGACACGCTCCTTGCTGCAATGATATATGACAAGCTTGCGTGGCTGCAATGGGCTAAAACGAAAGACGGTGCAAGAGGTGTGAACATACCCGAAACTGTTGTTTCAAAGCTTTTAGGCGACAGTGAGAGCAAGACACGAGGATTTACAAGTATCGAAGAATTTGAAAAAGCAAGGCAAGAACTGATAGGAGGTGAAACGTAATGGCGGAAGGAACTAAGCTTGCGGACGCATATGTGCAGATAATACCTATCTCAGAGGGCATAACAGGCAGAATAAAAGACCTGTTCAAAGACCTGCCCGACGAGGGCGACAAGGCAGGCGACAAAACAGGCAGCTCCTTTGCCTCAAAGCTCAAAAAAGCTGTTGCGGCGGCAGGTGTGGGAGCGGCTATAAGCAAGGTCGTCACCTCTGCATTCACTGAGGGTGCGGCACTTGAACAATCTCTTGGCGGTGTTGAAACGCTCTTTAAAAAGCACGCTGATATCGTCAAGAAGAACGCACAGGATGCCTACAAGACCGCAGGAGTAAGTGCAAACGAGTATATGGAGAACGTCACGAGCTTTTCTGCGTCGTTGCTTTCATCTCTTGGCGGTGACACTCAAAAGGCTGCAAATGTCGCCCACACTGCTATGGTGGATATGTCCGACAATGCCAACAAATTCGGCTCGGATATGCAGTCTATACAAAACGCTTATCAAGGTTTCGCAAAGCAGAACTACACAATGCTTGACAACCTCAAGCTTGGCTACGGTGGAACAAAGTCTGAAATGGAAAGGCTTTTGCAGGACGCTCAGAAGCTCAGCGGAGTTGAATACAACATTGATAATCTGAGTGACGTATACAACGCTATCCACACAATTCAGCAAAACCTTGATATCACAGGCACAACAGCCAAAGAGGCAAGCACCACCTTTTCAGGTTCATTCGCAAGCATGAAAGCTGCCGCCAAGAACTTTCTTGGTGTGCTTACATCAGGTGGTGATGCTGATAAGGCTTTCAATGACCTGATAGGTTCGACAGAAACATTTTTCGGTAACGTAAAGCGACTTGCAAAGAGCTTTGTATCTCAAACGGCAAAGGTATTTGATTCAGCAGTTGGTCAGCTTTTTGAGAAAATGGGCGTTGACGCAGAAAATATAGAGGGCGTTATAGAGGGTGTTCACAACGCCCTTAAATCCATAACAGCGGCAATTGTGACATTCATTGCGGTGTCAAAGGTATCTGCGGTCACAAAGTCCTTTGAGGGGCTTACTCTGCAAATGATACAAGGCAAGGCTATGGCAACGGCCATGAATGCCGAAATGGCTATAACTCAAAATCTTGCGGCAGGTATCGCTGCAGGAGTTGCACTTATAGGCAGTGCGATCATAAATCATTTTGCCAATGAGATAGATGTCACAGAAAGCAGTATAGTGAATTTGTCCGAGAGCGTCAAACAGTTTTCGGACAAATGTCTTTCCACCAAAAGTGCCGTTGAAAGTCTTCACGAAGAACTTGCCGACAGCACAGACAGTAATAAAAAGCAGGCTGACTCTTATCGTGCACTCAATGACAGACTCAAAGAGCTGAATGAAACTGAAAATAAAAGTGCTGATGAAAAAGCCGAAATGCAATCCATTATAGATCAGCTCAACGGCGATATAGACGGACTTAATCTGACCCTTGACGAGCAGACAGGCAGCCTTAAAAACAACGTAGCAGCAGTGAGCAATATGCTTGACGCTTATGCGGATATGCAGGATACAAAGGACTTGCAGGATAAGCTTGCGGAGGCTCTGAGAAACCAAGCGGCGGCTCAGAGCGAGTATGACGAGGCTTTGGAAAGGTACAAACAGGCTAAGGCTGACGGCTTGACAGGTGATGATTTTGACGCACTTGCACTGTCCCTCAACACCGCTCACGGTGCACTTACAACAGCAAACAATGACCTTTCCTCTGTAAGACAGTCCATAGAGGAAGCAAACATCGCTCAGAAAGAATTTGCCGACGCTTATGCTCTTACAACAGGCTCGATAGCAGAACTCTCGGAAGAAACGCTGTCGCAGATAAATGACATCTGCGACAAGTATGCAGACGCATACAAAACCCAGCACGATCTTGTGTTCGGACAGATAGATCTTCTTGACGAGTTCTGTGGAAAGTCAGATGTGACCGCCGAACAGCTTATCGCAAATCTTGACGATAACATAAACGGCTTTACCGATTGGGAGAACAATCTCGCCAAGCTGAAAAAAAAGGTCGCAGACGGCATTATCTCACAGGACTTTTACAACAATCTTGAAGAAATGGGTCCAAAGGGCGCAGGCTACGCAAAGGCTTTTGTTGATATGTCAGATAAGGAACTCAAGAAATACTCTGTAAAGAGCAAGGGCATTTTTGACGAAATGAATGACTACGTTGACAGAAGTATGAGCAAGATGAAAGATTCTTCTGCAAAGCTCCTTGCAGACCTTGTTGACCTGCCGTCACAAAACTACTACAGTATGCGGACGGCGTATGAAGTACTAGGACAGTACGCCGCAGACGGCTACGCAGACGGCATACAGAGCAGAATGTCATTTGTAAGTGCCACAGTAAATGAAATGGTCATAAGGGGCATAAACGCCGCAAGACTTGCACAGGATTCACACTCGCCTTCAAGAGTTTTCCGCACGCTGGGCGGATATGTGGGCGAGGGCTATGCACTGGGTGTGGCTGATGAAACGTATCTTGCAGTGCAGGCTTCTGAAAACATGGTCAGATCTGCAATACAAAGTGCCAGCAGTGTTGACAGCAGGATAGATGTATCTTCACTGAGGAAACAGACAGCTACACAAACTGTGCCTGATACGTCAAACATGGGTATGCGGTCGGCTATACTCAACGCCCTTGCAGAGTATGCCTCTGTTGACGGCAAAAGCACCAAACAGCCTATCAATGTAACTGTGGAGATAGACAAGCGAGCTGTTGGCAAGGCTGTGGTAGAAGATATAAACTCGCTGACAAAGCTTAACGGCAAGTCACCGCTTGTATAGGAGGTATGCAATGGAATATCTGAAATTCGGTGATACTGAAATAGCTGTGCCGACAACGTTCACAATAGATAAGAAAAAAATAATGTCCGATAACGCAGGGCTTTCCTCTACCTGCAAATATGTGGGTGACGTAAAGGGGCTACAGACCACGCTTCACATAGAGTGGGCAAATCTTAAACCGCAGAAAGTGGCAGCTATAAACAGCTATGTTCTGAATGTGCAGGACGCTGATTTTCCTGTTACCTACCTTGATGAAACGTTCAACATGGTCACGGCACGTTTTAGGGCAGAGGGTACAACATACGAGCAGTGGGGTTGGGATAAGAAAAGACAGCTTTGCAAGGTGCTTTCCCTTGACCTTTATGCCTATTCCGGTACAGGTGAGGTGACATAAATGTACACAGTAAGCGACATTGTATCATCAAAGATAGAGAGCTATTGCAGAACGTGGAGAATGGAGCTTGAAGACACAAACAGCATACTTACAGGCGACAAGATAGTATCTGCAAGCAGTACAGCTCAAAGCACATCTATTTCCGACGATATAGAACTAGGTGCGATATGTTCACAATCGTGGAACATAAACATCAATGACGTTGATACGAAATTTCTCGGCAAAGAGTATGACCTTTACTTGTACCTTGCGGACTTTACCAGCGAAACCACCTACTCCACCCTAGAAGCCTACACCTACGCAGAACTTTCAAAGCTGACAGTGGAGCAGGTGAGCAAGCTTGGAGAGGTGCTTGACGGAGAGAGGATACCCCTTGGGCGTTTTACTTGTGTCAAGTCGAAAAAGTCGGGCGGAAATACTGAGGTCACTTTTGCGGATAGGCTGTATTTTTCGGACAAGACCTATGTGCCAAAGGTCAAGCTACCTGCGTGGTCGAAGACTGTTGAGGATGACATATGCAAGCAGCTTGGACTGCAAAACGGCAACGACTACACCATCCCTGCAAAGCTGCGTGTAAAGGGCGGGGCAAGGCTCTATGGCAAGGGGCATATACGCCTAAAGACCGCAAACTTCGACTTCAAAATAAGCTCTATACCCAAAGACACCACAATGCGGCAGATGCTCAGCTACATCGCCTCGGCACAAGGCGAGTTCGGTTTTGTTGACCGATACGGCAGATACGTCCGCAAATGGTACGGCTCGAGCGTGAAGATACTGGACAACAACACTATCGACCTGCCAACGCTGGGGGAACGTCCGAATGTTTTGGCAGGCATTGTCTGCAAGGTCAGCGACAGCGAAACTCTGCGGCTGGGCAATACCACAGGCTCGGCAGGGCGTGTGCTGGAGTTTGAAAATCCATATATGACAATGTCGCTGCTGCGGTCATTGTGGCATAGGATAGGCGGCTTTTCGTGGTATACAACGGAGCTTTTTCACCGCCTTGGCGACCCCCGATTTGACGTTGGTGACGTGATAACATACGTCAGCGACAGCGGCGAAAGCTACGATATACCAATAACTAACATAGGATTCAATTTTGACGGCGGACTTTCAGCCGATATTTCTGCGGTGGGTCTGTCGGTGGAAGAACAGCTTTAGGAGGCGAGATTATGGACGAAAATGAGATAACAACTGTGGCTGATACGCAGGCGGAGAATACTGCCGATACAGCGGACACAGGTCAGACAACGCCCACCACCGAGGAGCTTATCCAGCAGCTCACGGCGAGAGTGGCAGCTCTTGAAGAAATAGTGGGCGAGGAGGAGTATGAGCTGCGGTACTCGGGCGAACAGACGGACGAGCTTTTAGACGGCGGTACAGCGGTGTTTCGTGCAAAGACAGCGGCGCAGATAGTAAGCCTTGTGAACAGGCTCTACCCACTGTATATGCGGTGGGGGTCTTTCACGGTGAATATGAAGGTCAACGCTGACAACGGTTCCCAGTGGTCATACAATACACGCACAGGAATGATACCCTCGGGGGTCACTAACCCTGCGGTGTTTATGGTGTGCGACTGGGGCAAAAAGCACTTCAAGTCGCAGAGTTTTCAATACAAAGTCGCAAGCAACGGCAGGGACATCGACTGGGAGGCATACCTTGAGCACACCTCTGACCAGGGCGGCACATACGCTTTCAAGGTATACTATCTCATAGTCGGCAAAAATGCGGAAGGGGGAAGTATAGTTGGCTAGTTTCACGGAAAATCTCGGACTTAAAAAGCCCGACAGGTCGGACAGGTTCAGCATCGAGGACTTCAACGGCAATATGGATATTATCGACACTATACCCGATATGGCGAGCGGACAGAGCCTTGTGGGTGTGTCAGTGGGAGAAGCGTACGGAAATATAGGTATAACAGGCATAGCGGAGGCGGTCGAAGATGAAAATATATGAGGGAACAGACGGGCTAAGAGGATTAGTCAAGAAGCTTATCGAGGTCTATGACTTTAAGAAAGTTGTGTTCGAGGGCGATAATGCGAGTATTGATACACAAAATGCCACCTTTCAGCTTTGGGTAACAGATGAGCTGTTTTTAAGAGGTCAGTTTGCTGATACAAGCAGAAGCTTTGGTTGGTGTGACCTAAGAACAGAAGCATTGACTTGTCCTTGTGTGAGCACTGCACCTAACATTGGAGACCCAAGAAGATGGATTATTTATAAGCAAAGTGATTTAGTAGCTATTGGAATTGACGGTAATACCGCTAGTAGACCTGGTATAAATATAATAATTGGCGAAATAACTAACTATGAAACAGGAGAAACTGAAATAGGCATGACAACAAGTTGTGCTGATAATAATACTCGTTTATATACAGTATTTACTAATGGAACTTCTATAAAATCTACACCTTATAGGTATTTTTGCCAACAAAAATCAGTAACATCATTTGCTCCTGTAGTTTCTACTGAGTTAAACAAAGGTTTCACCAATGTGTATCATATACTTTCTCATATACAGGGTATATCAGATAGCTATAATAACAGTGACTATGCTGTACCTACGCAAACTATACTGCTCAATAATAAGAAATATCTGTTAAGCAGATTTGCTTTTGAGATAAAGGAGTAAGACATGACAAACATAAAAACAGCGGTTTTAGCCGCTATCGGAACTATCGGGGGCGGCATTGCCGCTCTTTTTGGAGGGTGGACAAGCGCCATGACTACGCTTATCATTTTTATGGTGATAGACTATGCAACAGGCATAATAGTGGCAGGCGTATTCCACCGCTCAGGCAAGTCTAAAAGCGGAGCACTTGAAAGCAGGGCAGGCTTCAAAGGTCTGTGTCGCAAGGGTATGATACTTCTTATCCTGCTTGTGGCGTGCAGGCTTGACCTTATGCTTGGCACAGGGTACATAAAAGACTGCGTGTGCATTGCATTTGTGGTGAACGAAACGCTGTCTATAATCGAAAACGCAGGGCTTATGGGCGTACCGATACCGCAGGTACTCATAAAGGCAATAGATGTTTTAAAGGCTAAGGAGGAGAAATAATATGGGAAATTCAAAGTTGGCTTCTTGGAAGTGGTCGGGCAAGACAGATCATTACAATGTACGAGATCACAAAATCGACAAGATAACTATTCATCACATGGCAGGTAATGCAACGCTGGCAAACTGCTGTACGTCTGTACAGGCTCGTGGCGGCAGCTGTAATTACTGTATCGACAGCAACGGCAAGGTAGGCATAATGGTGGACGAAAAGTACAGGTCTTGGTGCAGTTCCAACCGTGCTAATGATATGCGTGCTGTGACTATCGAGGTAGCAAATGACAGTGGTGAGCCGAATTGGCACGTCAGCAAAAAGGCTATGGCTGCGTTGATAAAGCTGTGTGTGGATATTTGCAAGCGTAATGGTATCAAAAAGCTCAACTACACGGGAAACACCAGCGGCAATCTTACAATGCACAAATGGTTTGAGGCGACGGGCTGTCCGGGACCATATCTCAGTGGTAAGTTCGGTTACATAGCAAAACAGGTCAACGCAAAGCTTAGCGGTACGAGTTCGATCAACAAGCACACAGCGAAGTTCAAGTCCTACAAGGTGAAGATAACTTACAAGGGCGGAATGAACGTTAGAAAGGGCGCAGGCGTGTCCTGTACACTCGTCAAGGGTGTTATGGCAAAGTACGGCTTTATCTACACTATTGTAGCCGAAAAGGTAGTTGACGGTCAGACTTGGGGCAAGCTCAAGAGCGGTGCTGGGTGGATCTGTTTGACGGGGTTTGCTAAGAAGGTTTAG